CCGTTGGATTGATACACTGGTTGATATGCGGGCCGAGGCAGAACTTGCTGCTGCTCAACCAGGACTACCTATAAGACAACCACTTGGTCCACCACCAGGACTACCTCCAAGACAACCACTTGGTCCACCACCTGCACCAGCACCTGCAACAATAGAACCACCTGAACATTTACGTGATATGGCCTTTACTACACGATTAATGAGAGATCCTGTGATGGCAGCCGACGGGTTCACGTATGAACGAGCATCAATAGAGGAATGGTTTCGAAAACATGATACATCACCTACGACAGGAGCAGCATTAGCAAATAAACAAGTTGTGCCTAATCATGCTTTAAGACAAGCTATTGAAGATTGGCTATCTAGAAATCCTAACTACCAAAGAGGTGGTTTTAAACAAAAAAAATAAAACTAATAATCAAATAAACTCATCTTTTATATTCACTCTTACGTCGTTTTTTACCTCATGTTGTCGTAAATTACTAATTTACTGATTGTAAAAACCACAATATACATAACAATAATACAAGATAATTTAAAATCTACTAAATTTATCTTGTATTATATATATATGCGTTCAAAAACACATCATAAAAATAGAAATATTTCCAAAAAAAAATATATTGGAGGGAATAAATGCACAAAATATCCACAAATTTGGTCATTTGAAACAGAATGTTTAAAACAATGCCCTGCTAATACATGTAGTAGTTATGATGTAGAAAATAGCATATTTAACTGTCGTTCTTTAAAAACTACTAATGATAAATCGATTATAACAAAAATAATTAATAATAAACCACCTGGTGATGTTTCGCTATATAAAAGTGATGGATTTATCTTTGAAAATTATGATACTGATTTTCATAATAACAAAATAAAAACTAATTTTTTATATTATGGTAAAATTGAATATAATAGTAAAAATAAAAAAATATATAAAACCGGATTAGGATTATTAATAGATCTTGATGATGATTACGTATATTATGGTAATTTTAAGAATAATTTTAAAAATGGTCACGGTATTCAAACTTATCCAAATGGAAGTTATTATGAAGGAGAATGGCAACTTGATTATATAAATGGGACTGGGAAAATTATTTATCCTGATACTGGTGAATATCATGGAGAATTTGATGATGGAAAATTTCATGGACATGGAGTTTATATCGCAAAAGATGGTTCTAAATATATAGGTCAATGGGAAAATCATAAAAAACATGGATTTGGAAAAATGACTTATTATGATAATACGGTGTATGAAGGAGCATGGCATAATAATAAGAAACATGGAAAAGGGATATTGATTAGTAAGACGAATGGAACTAAATATGACGGGGATTGGCAAGATGATAATAGACATGGAGAAGGCATATTGATTAGTCCCGATGGAAGTAAATACACTGGAGAATTTGAAGATGATAAAAAAAATGGGTATGGGACATATGAATGGCCCGATGGAGCAATATATACTGGACAATGGAAGAATAATTATATGGATGGTCCGTGGGAAATAATATTTAATTCCGAAAAAAAATTTATGGGATTTTTTAAAGATGGAAAAAGAAATGAATATGGAAAGACAATCTTTTCAAATGGTGAAATTGAAGTAAGTTTTTGGAAAAATGGTGTTATGGATGGATTATATGAATATCATTATAAAAATGAGGCTATTCTTTCAGGAACTATGATAAATGGAATGAAACAAGGTGAATTTATCAAACGATTTTCAGATGGTAAAATACAAAGACTTTATTTTATAAATGACGATATATATAAATTAAATCAAGATATAAATAAATATCAAATTGAACATCTATCATATGTAGATAAAACAAAATATATAACAATATTAATTCAGTTACATGGACTAGATATTATAAACAGCATATGTTCATTAAACAAATCGAAACATATCAGATATATAACTCCAGTTATGTGTGGAATGGTAAATTTGGTTTACACAAAATGGCCAATTATTCCATATAATATTGCTTATAATGTATCAAATTTAGCTATAAATACACATGCGTCTACTAGTCAAAAAATGAAAAAAATACTTGAGTTTTTTAATGAATATACATCTAATTCATATGAAACATATAATAGACCAATTATTGATCATGAATATTATGTTGATTATAATCAATCAAGTGATTTTGATTTTTCAAGAATTTATATTGTAGACACAAACTACAATCCTTCTAATTTGTTTACAACTGAAATGTTTTCGAGCATTACTAATAAAAATGATATAATAACCGAAATATCCGATATTAATGAATATGACATTTTACCATTTATATTACCGTTTCTAAAACAAAATCGTGAAATTGAGAATTTTTCATTTTTAAGAAGCAGTTTACTTAATGTATTATTAGATTTAGGATACGATACAATTAATATTATTGATTTATCATGCCGTAAAATAGATGAAAAAATTATTAATGATGATGAAAATATAACACATAATAAAAATTATGAATGTGAATATAAAATGAATCAAGATGAAACATTATATGAGGGTGATGAAATAAAATCGTTTCATATCTAAATAAAATAAATATGTGTTTATTTTTTTACTTTTAGTATAGCTTGACATAGTGACACAATCATCGTATTATGAATTGATATGCCTCTATCTAATTTGTTTTTTTTTAGATAATCGCTATATAACACTTCTTTATAATCTATACCATATTTTACAAGAATAGGTAATATTTCATGTATTGACTTACCATGTAAACTTATATAATTAAATCCAGTAATTGCTGCCTCTTCAAGATGAGTAAATACTTCCATGATTTTATGTATATTTTCGCCACTATAATCATTCATATGTATAATTGTATATACAATTAATTTTCTATAAATAGCATTTGGTAATCTTATTGATACTCTTTTTGAAAAATCTTGATGCCCATCTATAATAGGAATAAATGTAAATTCATCATATAATAAATTTTCTATATCTCTATATAATGTTCCAGTTGTTTCCCATAGATGTCGATCTACGCTTATAAAAAAATCAAGAATTGCTTTAGCATCGGCATCTGAACAACCTTTTAAACGATACTCTTTATTTATAATCGGAAGTGCCATTAATATATATTATCTTTAATATTAATTATAAAGATGAATAATTTAAAATTAAAAATTAAATTTTATAAATATAAAATTAAAAATGTTACTAAAAAAATAATACATTTAAAAAAACAAATTAGATGTAATAAATCATCCATAATACAATTTATTAAAACAATAGATAATAATGAATTTAAAAAAATACTTTTCGATAAAATAAATACTATTATAATTAGTAATCATAAAATTAAATCTAATAATAATTTAACTAATACTGAATATTATTATTTTATTAAATATAAATATCAACGATTAAAATACTATAAAAATATATTAACAGAAAATTGGTTATTATTATGGAATGACAATGATTTTTATGAATATAAAATTAACTTTATTTTACAAATACCATAATTGGTTTATATCAATGTAACATATACATCCTTTTGGAACATGAAAGATGTGTGCTAGACAAACGATAATTTTACTAATTTATAGGATCATATATAAATGACTTACGGCACTGTTTCTGAAATATAATATTATTATAATATATAAAAAAAAAAATGGTTTGTATTGGAAAATTAGCTACAACTCAAACTACTTGCTTACTTTTCAAATTAAGAGATGCCGCTGATAAAAATAATGTATTTATGATATGCCCATTACATGTTATAGATCCTAATACGCATAAAATTCGTGTTCAAGTTTTACTAAATGAAGATTGTTTAGTTAGACAAACACTGTTTGTTACCGCTTGTTTATTTCCTATACAAAACACTTTTTTAGATATTGCTATGGGTATAATCGAAAATCCGGAGATTATTAATGACAATCCACTTATTTTTAAAGATATATATCTTGATTGGGATCCTATACTATATGAATGTCTAGTAAATAAACAAGCACAAATAATGCATGCTAATAGAAATAGTATAGTTAATAATTTACAAACTAAAATAACGGATATGAATTATGAACTTGGAGAAGAAGAAGATATGTTATTACAAAAAGGGCTACCTACTCCGGGTGGATTTATACTTACAGATCGAGAATCAGATCTAGGATTAAGTGGTAGCGTCCTTACAGTAAATAATAATATCGTTGGAATTATTATAATTGGGTCAAATATTATTAATACACCTAATAATATTTCATTTTGTTTAGCAGTCGATATGTATTATATACTGCCACACATTTATCAATGTGTGACGGCTATTGATAGATATACCGATAATAATCGGAAAAAGCTAGCAATGCTTTGTGAATACGATATTATGCAGACTTTCATAGATGACCTACATCCAGTTGTTAATCATTTAGGGGCAGACTATATATATAATCACAGTATAAGTCAATATAAATCTGAAAATTATATTAATATACAAAATATTCATTACTATCTAGATACAGGTTCATTAAGATTATTACAGAAAAGTTCAACTAATAGTATATCAATTAAAAGTGCACTCATGACAAATAATGAATTTGTTAGATATTTTTTTAATAAACAGCAAAATTCAGTAATTATATGTAAAAAATATAATTATTATGATAAGGTTTTAAAAAGGAGAATTGATATTGATTTTGTTAATGAACCAACAACTGCTAACATACTTGATTGGTGTTATCGTGGAGACCAATATGCTCATTTAATATTATATATACAAACTAAAACATTTAATAATGATGGAACGGTTACATTATCGGAACCTGTCGAATTTATGTTTAATTCATCTCCAACAATAGATAATATACATAACCAGTCTTATCAACGCACAACCCTTCAAATACCTGGGTCATTCTTCAATCTGAGTGATGTATTCACTATTCAAATGAATAATTATAATCTTAAACCATTAAATGGAAAACCTATTAATATTAATTTCCTTAGTGTGGCCGCGACAAGTCCACCTTCAAGTGGAACTGGAGCTGGAACTGGTGGAAGTGGTACTAATACTGATTTTTCTGGTGGTAGTGTTGGAACTAGAAGAACAACAGATACTTTTGTATTATAATAAAATTATATTAAAGTTATATAATAGTAATTAATATATAATATGAATACTGGCGAAAATACTATCACAGCAACATTATCATATTCACCGACTAATCCGCAAATAATCCAGCCTCCAAACTTAAACAGAATAACATCAACACCTGTGATAATTATGGACGATTATCATATTCATCAAAATAAACCCATGGGCAGGAATATGGCAACCGATTTACCAACGGATATTAAAAATAATATTGAATTAAATAAAATACCATCAAATAGTATTGTAAATGGTTATGATACAAAATCAGTTGAAATGTTGAAAGAAATGAAAAAAACTTGTGAATTTTTAAGTTTTTCATATCAATTTATATTAGACCGAAATTTTAAATTTTCTACTCGATTAAGTATTATTTCAATGATTAGCAGCAGCATGATGAGTATTTTTGCTGGATTTAAATTGTGGCTAGGTGATGATAAATTATTTCAAAATTATTCGGATTTAACAATGTTAATATCTAACTTTTTAATAGCGGCCATTACAACAGCGAGTAAAAATTATATAGATGATAAACGAAATGATGCTATACGTAATTATTTAAGCACAGTCGATCAATTTTTAGGAGTTTTACAAACACAACTTACATTTGACCCAAAATATAGAATGCACGCCGATGAATTTATGCAAAAATATAAAGAAACATATGGTAAAATTTTAAGTGAAGCGCCTAATGCTTCAATAAAAGAAATTATTTTAGCAAAACAAAGATTTAAATTAATGAATTATGTTTTATCACAAGATGAACCCGAAATAACAAATTGTCTTTGTTTTACAAAAACAATAAGCATAGACACATAGTTATTACACAAATAATATTAAATAATAACTATAGGTTTTCAACGAAAAATGAGAAATTAAAAATCTAATTATTAATAATATAGAATGAATAATGATGAAATATTATTTCTAACTATTTTATATAGTAATTTATTTATACTTAGTCTTGTATATGTATTGTACTGTAATTATTATCATATAAGAATTGCTAATTTTTATAATGATGTTATATTAGCCACTGCTTTTTTAATATCAATTCGTATATATTATCAAGTTACCACTAGACAATCCAACCAAATAGTTAATTTATTACAATAAAAATATTATGAGATAATTTAAAATTATCAATGAAAAATACACCCGAATAGCTAATTTAGATTACAGTTATATATAAAAAATTGAATTTATTAACCTTATGTAAAAAAAACATAAAGTTAATAAAAATATGTCAAGAATTAAACCATATACAAGCAACCAACAAACATGGAATTCAATACTTAATAACCGATTTAGAATTCCGATGAATCAACGAGAATATTCTTGGGAAAAAAAAGAAATCAAAGTATTTTTAGATGATTTATTTAATACATATGAAGAAGGTAAATATGTTGAAAAAATGGGTTCAATCATAAACTTAAATTATGATAATAATTATGATATATATGATGGGCAACAGCGAATTTTAACAACAAGTTTGTGTCTTGTAGTGATGGGCGATTTATCACCAGAACTATTAAAATCAGAGATTGATAAACTATTAACTATAAATTTAAAATTAAATAAATTGACACCTGAATTAAAAAAAATGAAAGAAGATAATCCAGATATTAAATTATTACCTAAAATATATTGTATAAATCCTTTTGATAGAAAAGGTCTAGTTAATATTTATAATGATAAAATAAATTCTTGGGCAAAATATATATTGAATATAAATGATTTCAATAGTTTTGAAGAAGAACAAACGTATACATGTAATATATGTAATGTCGATATATCCAGAAAAGGCGATTTTAAGAAGCATTTAATTAGACAACACAAAGATATCTATTTAAATGATACCACTGATACAAAGTTATACAATGCATACATTACAATTTATAATTACTTTTTACTAAAAAAATACGATGAAAATAAGTTGATTGATTTATATCATTTTATAACAGAAGAAATTGATATTCAGTATTATAATTGCACAGATCCTGTATATGTAAGTAGGATATTTGACTGGGAGAACAATAGGGGCAAAATTGTACAAAGCTTGGATATAATTAAAAATAGAATTCTTGTTAATATACCTGATGGTAATAAAGAGGAAATTTATAAAAAATGGGAAAAATTACGCCTTAAAAAATATAAGTTTTACAATAATTATGGAAAAGAGATATTTGATATTGCTATACAAGTGTACAATAATAAAATAGAAAGAGTTATTGATATTGAAACATGCTTTAAAGAAATTATTGAGAATGATACTTATAAAAAAATAAATGAATTCTTTAGTATTGTTGAAAAATTATTTGAAATTATGGATAAGATTACTCTTGACCGGTATGGAAAGTTAGTTAATAATACACCAAATGTTCGTTTAAATTGGGAAGCATATAAATGGTTTTTATTACCTATATTTCATAAAACCGATAATATTAATACGGATGTAATTAAGCTATTTACAAAATGGTATTTTAGAAATCTACAGTTTAATAATTTAAATTTCAATAATTTAAGATATTCAAATGAATTTATTAAAGTAACAAATGAAGTTTTAAAAAATAAAGATTACGATTACTACACAGAAATCAATAATTGTTTATCTAGAAATAAAGATAATAGTATTAATGAAGAAAATTACAAACAACAGTTAAAAGATATGAATTTTAAATCCACCAAAGCTACTCATCTATTACTCTTTTTAGAAACTTGCTTGACAACCGATTTAAATACAGTATCATTAGAATATACACTTGAACATATTATTTGCCAGAAAAATATCAAATTATTATCAAATCAATCATTAATGGATAATATTGGAAATTTAACTTTAATAGAAGGTAAAAACAGTGATAATGGTCATAAAGGCAATAGTTCTTTGGGTGCTAAACCATTTAGTAAGAAGATATCATCTTATGCGGGTAGTAGTAGTACGATTACCCGAGATGTTGCAAAAAAATATGAAGAGTTTACCGAAGAAAATATTATAAAACGAAATGAAGAACTAGTTGATTTACTTAATATACATACTAATTATTGAAATCAAATATTACTCGTAAATAAATGTAAAAAATATTATGAGATAATTTAAAATTAAATATATTTTGCTATGTTGTTATACAATTATTAAAAAATTGATATATTTAAATTTACAACAATACATTATTAATATTAAATTTTTATATGAATAATGAATATTTCATTGGTGCTAAAAATGTGTGTATTAGAGCTTGTCCATTAAACAAAATAGAAAAATATAATATTACTAATTTTATCTATCATTGTGATAAATTATTTGGATGGGTATCTCAATATTATAAAAAAAAAGGAAGTAATAAAATATATGTTATATTTCCAACATTAATACGCGGGGAAGATCTATTACATAAACTACAATATGAAGATATATTTGTAGAATTTCCTAATGAAGTTTTTTCAGATAATCAAGCAAGAACATTTAAAATAAGTGGTGTGTTAGGACACAGTGAAAAGGAACAACATTTATTTATACCTAATATTGAAAATTTTCAAGCATATCACAATCGTCTTGATAAATTAGAAGTCGACATGAGACAAAAGATAAATGAATTTACTTATTTAGACGATTATATTGAGCAAAAATTAATTAAATTTAATGCCGCAAATAAATGTAAATATCAAGAAGAAATCGAAACTCTTAAAAATAAAATTTGGCAGTTGGAAAATGATAATAGTTCACTTCAATATGTTATTTCACAACACTCAACAAACACTAATTTAATTTTAAATTTATATCTAAAATTAGAAAATGATTTTAAAAAAATAGATAAATGGATAGAACCAACTAATTTATAGAATTAAAAACTAAACTAATAAAAAAATAATTTGTTAATATTTAATACAAATTATTTTATTATATACAAAAGTAGTTTATGAAATTAGATCATAAATTAATTCATCAATAATATTTTTTGTAAGATTAACCATGATATACACATGAACAAAATCTTTATCACCTACTAAATGATATTTATTAATAATTGTTTCTTTTATAGTTCCATTATCAAAATAAACAGCTAATCCATTATTTGAATTATGATAAAAATTTATATTATATTTTTTTAATTTATTAATAAAATATTCTTTTAATTTTAAACAATATTCTACATCATTTTTTCTTTCATCAAATGAATTTGTATTACACATATATAAGTATAAATATAAAATAGCTTGTCCATTCCTTGAACAAAAAATTGTTCCATCATCTACTGACGTATATTCTGATTTATTATGTAATTTATATTTTTTATTAGTAATGAATAATCCAATCGGATATGGAGTTCCTAACATTTTATAGGGGGAAATAGAAATACTATTGAATTTAATTAATTTATAATTTATTGGATTATTTTCTAAAAATGGCAATATGAAACCTCCTAAACAAGCATCTATATGTATCCATAGTTTTACTAAATTATATTTTTGAAAAATATTATATGATGCTATTAAATCATCATATCCACATTTAATAGTTGTTCCACATGTTAAAATAATGATTACACCATTTTCTTTAATATATTCTAAATTAAATTTTATTACATTTTCTAATGAATTTATATCAATTTCATCATATATATTTACATCACAATATATTATATTAATATTAAATATGTCAGCATATCTAGCATAAATATAATGTGATTTTTTTGTGCAGATTAATAAAGGGTTTAAAGATGTAAAAAATTGTTTCGCATAAATTATTCCATACATACATGCTTCTGAACCACTGGCAGTAGTTACACCCCATACATCATTTTTATCCATATGTATCCATTCAGCATATTTATAAATACATTCTTTTTCAATTTCATATGTATTTATATCGATTTGATATTTAGGTGGATTGAATGGGTCAGATATATTATTAATATGTAAATTATTAAATTTATTTAATATATCATTATATTTTATTCTTCTCGAATGTTGCGCACCAATATAATATTTTTGATTATTTAAACTATGGTTATAAAATTTATTTAATTTACTGATTAATTTATTATTCATTATACACTAAGAATATATAATAATTCTACTATTATTTGTTAAAAATCACATACAATTATATAAATAATTATTTTACACAAGTGATATTGTATTAAATAAAAACAAAATACTCAAAATACGAAATTTCTAGATTAAGAATAGAAAGAAACTATAACAAAAATTTTTGACAAAAATTTTAATAAAAATCTTTAAATTCAAAGAATAACTATGAGGAATACACGGACATGCTGATGCGAAACATTTACAATAATTCTAAACAAAAAAATTAATTTATAGTAACTATACGATAATACTATAAATGTTAATACTTGTATTTTTTTGACAAGTCCATTCATCCGAAATATCACGTTCATTGAAAAATTTAGCAATATTATAATATGATACAGCTCTTTCTATTGTTTCACTATAAACTAAAAAAATCATATTTTGACGTTCAATATATTTTCTTTTAATATCCGGATAACTAACATAAATATTACGTTGTTTTGATATTCTGATAAATTCCGGTAGTTCATTATGATATTGTTCTTGTGGTTTAGGTGGTTCACAATTAAAATATACATACCTTGGTTTTATAAAATACCTTTTAAGCTTAGTAAATGTTAAACAAAAAGCTGAAAAATCATCATCTTCTGGTTGCTTATAAAATATAACCATATTGTTTAGATTAGCACTTAAAAATGTGCCAATGTCTTGTTCATCATTATTATCTAATACTAAACATTGTTTATCTCCATATAATGCTAATTTTGCTGGATCAGCCGGTTGTACTAGACATTCATCTAATTCAGGATCATCTATTATAGGTTCATCAGGTAGATCGTCGTCATCATCGTCTTGATAGTTTTCGGCTTGGTCGTTTTCGTCTTCGTCTTCATCAGGTTCTTCTATATTTAAAATAATTTGTTCTAGTGATAAATCATAAATGATCATTGTTTGTAGATTATCTCCTACAATCAATCCTAATTCGGAACCATCTAATGAATATGTTATTTGCTGAATATCTTCCCCAAAAAATAACCGTCTATTTGCTAATGGTATCCGGTCAAATCTAAAAAATAATAATCCCATTGATGTTCCTATTGCTATTTCTCCATCTCTTTTTATATGTACACAATTAATTTTATTTATAATTCTATCTTCAAATACTTCCAAATTTTCACTATCTATAATCTGAAAATTATGTTCTTCATTATTATTTTCAATGTTTAACACAACTAAAATTCGATTATATCCATCCTCATTTTCTGGAAAAAAATGAACAGATCTTACAACATATGGGTCAAAAGCATATTTAATAAGATTACCTGTATCTAAATCAAAAATATTTAATGAATATTCAGTTCCGTTGGTCTCTAGACTATTACCAGATATAGCTAATGTATTATATTCTGAAATGGCAATATTAATTTTTGTAGTATTAATATATCTTTCAAATATTAATCTAGAATCAAGTGTGTCAAAACTATAAACTTGTATTAAAAATTGGTGTTGATTTTGTGGAGCGATTACTACCCGTCCTTCGATATCATACATAGTAACTATTGCCTCTACATTCAAACAATATACAATACCTATTTGGTTTTTATTTGGAGATAATGTATAATTTAGAATATATAGATCCGTTTTTAAATTAAATATATAATTTATAATATTGTCCATAACATTATCATGTGATATTATATTTAATTTTGACATATTTTCATTGACAAATATCACATGTTCGCCATCATGAGAAAATGATACTGAATGAATCAATTCTTCTTCTAAAAAATGAGGGGAAATAACTTCATAATTATTGCCATCTACTATATTTCTTTGAAAAATTTCAATTTTCTCGTTAAAACAAGTTATAAAACAATTTTCATTAGCTGGAGAAAAATCTATTCGTTTCATTATATTATATATTTATGTTTTAGTTTAGAATAAAATAAATAATACTACGGAATTCTCTTTATTTTTATAATATTATTTTAACCATTATAGTGTTACATATATTGTGTATTTTTTGTATAAAACAAAATATTTCATTATAGCACAATCATTTTATTGTTATAAATATTTTATCCAAAAACATAATTAAAATAGTTTTCTAATAGAAATAAACCTTTACTGTATTTTTTATATAAAATGATAATTATGTAAATGTAGGTGTCAAAACGCTGTTAGGGTTAACAAATAAATGTCAAAAAAATTAAAAAAACATTAACATAATATATAAATAATAGTATGGTTAACAAAAAACATGTATCAAAAAAAATGTATAAAACAAAAAATCAAAGTAGATCTAGAGGTTCTAGATATGTGATGTCGGGTGGTATGTTGACGAAACAGCAAATTGTTGATGCGGTTATCGCCAAAATGAGATGGCCCAATCACTTGAATGAAAGGTTCAGGCGTATTCCTGCCCGTCCATCCGGTGTAATGCTTTTGGGTTGGGATCTACAAGATGCGCTTGATTGGATGGATGACGATTTAGGAGACGAGAATGAAACAATGCGTGCTGCCGAGTATATGGTGGGCGAATTGATGGGCGAATTGATGCGCGAATCATTAAGTGATAATGATATTAATCAACTGGTTAAGGAAGCTGAAATAGAGGTAACTATCGACCAACTACATGCTGAAAGGAGTTTTTATATAAATCGAAGTGCTGAATTGCAAACTGTGTATCAATTTGTTCAACCAATAGAATTTAGAAGACATTTTATTGAATTAGACAATGGTTTGATACAAGAAAATTTAGATGAAAGAGAATATTTATGCGAACCGTTTAGCCGCGGTGGAGACCCTACTAAGATCTGGGTTTCCATTTCCGAACTGAAAGAAAATTCTGTGGGTCAATGTCTATCAAAAGTTCCGGTCGTTCAACCCCAAGGATGTCCAGCACGTTTTATAGCATCCGCTCTTCATTTAGTATCAAATGATCAAAATATACAAAGACAATATGAACCTCGTGGATACAGCAAGCACCAGCAAAATCAATGGAGGACGAATCTAATATTACAAAAACTAAAAAATAAATACACTGGCCCTTGGTTTGCAGATCCTGTTCCAGCCCCACCTGAATATTTTTGTGATATGGCCTTTACTACAGAATTAATGAGAGATCCTGTGATCGCAGCCGATGGGCATACGTATGAACGAGCATCAATAATGTTATGGTTGCAAAGTCATGATACCTCACCTACGACATCCGTACAATTAGCAAATACAACTCTTACACCTAATTATGCTTTAAGACAAGCTATTCAAGATTGGATATCAAAAAATCCAAACCACTGAAATGGTGGATCTAAACAAAAAAATAAAAAAATGCGTAATATTTAATTATTTGTTCTTTTATATTCTTTTAAAGTTACACATATACTGTATTTTTGAATAAACCTAATTGTTAATTTTATGAAAGTCAAAACACTATAAGGGTTAATTCAACATTTAATTTTAGAAATATTTTATATATTATTTATAAAAATAATCATATGTTAACATCAAAATCCTTCAAAAATAACTGTAGTCCTTAAATAGTATAATCTTAACCTTTACAGCGTTATGACTTTCCTAAACTAATCAATCAAATAAATATTTTATTAATAACTGCTTGTTAAACTAATAAAATATTTGATTTTATATGAAAACTACATATTATGCGTCACACTGTAACTATAAATAATATTTAAGAACCATGATTATTTCAGTTAAATCTAAATATAAAAAAAATAATATGAATACATTATATAAACCCAATTTGATGACAACAACTCCAACTTTTTTTCCTAATCAACGAAATACTTTATTGACAACCATTTTTAATAATGATTGTAAAATAGTTTTATCCACGCCTGTTCAACCATCGGTTTGTAGACCAAGGCTTTTGGATAATGTTATTAAAGAAAATGGCAAAAATATAGGACTTATTCGGCCAATGTAATAAACTTTATAATTATATTTTTCGATCTGTAAATTTTTCATATAAAAACTTTATCTTTTGTTTTAAGTTTGTTTGAAACATCATCATCATAAATGATATAATTATAGCTCCATTAGCATGAATATTGGTAGCTCTTGATAAATCAACATTAAACGGCATAATAACATTTGATATAAGCAAACTACTATAAAAAGCACTAATACACATAATTAGTATTTCAAATAAAATTTCTAATAAAACAATAAATAAATTTCTATTTTTGTATGTTTTTATATCAAATTCATCAACTGAAAAATTTAATAGATTTGAAACGATAATGGCAATACCGAAAAATAATGTATATATAATAATTAGATGAAAAATCGTCACTATTTCCGATTTTATATTTTCCATATATATATATATTTTATTTTATTATATTCTGTTTATAATAATAACCGCTTCGTTATTCTTATCTCTACCTAATCTATGTTCTGTTCCGTATAAAAGCATTTCACTGAATTCTGACATTTTAGCAAATCCATAAAGACGTTGGTCAAATGTGCTATCAATATTTAATAGTTTTTCTTTTAACCAACTCATATGTATTTCAGAACGTTCATTTTCGTTTATCATTTTTAATGTAATGTCTACAATACTATGTTCATTCATTTTCAACCAATAGACTTTTTGGTCTATTGTTTTAATAAATTGAATTTCATTAATAGATAATTGACGTTCTTTCAGTTTATCAGTTAAACCAGCTTTTTGAACAAATAAAAGTAATTCATCATAATTACAAACCATTTTTGATCTCTCCTTGAAAAACATATCTAATTGATCAATTAGTCCAAGATTACGATCAATATGTGTATCGGTATTGAATGAAATATTACCTACTATACTTTCAATTAATATAAATCGATCGCAATTATTACGCAATTTCATAGGAGTATGTTTATAACCTATTCCTATGCAAAACTGACCCTGCAGTCGAATTTCCGCAGCTAAACTACTAAAATCACTATCACTACTCATTATTACAAAACTATGAATACTTTTATTGTTATATAAAGTTCTCATACAATCTACAATGAGTGTATTATCTGTGCTTTCTTTTTTAGCTACACGAAATACTTGAACGGCTTCTAGACCATAATTAACTATAATATCACGCCATTGAGCACTACTCGGTTTACTAAAATCAGCATATACTCTTTGAACTAATATTCTACCATTTCTACGGATTTCATCCATTATTTTTTGATAGTGCGCTCCACTTATATTATCCCCATCAATAAATACGGCTAAATTTTGACTATAATTAGACATTTATCTATATAAAATTGTTCGTTATATTCTTATTATTTTTGTAATTATATCAATTTTTAATATATTTATTTTATTATGTCAATTCTAAGTATTTATTCTATGTGGGTATTTAATAATATTATAAGTATATGTCTAAAAAAGCCGTATTACAAATAATACATACAACTCACAAACTCTTCGGGAAGTGAGATTTACATATGTATATAGTAATAGTTACAAATGTTAGAAATGTGTTTTCCGTTATCCGCAATACGGAAATGAATGTTATCAAGATACTTTTTATTTTTAATTTAATAGTACCATCTAAGTGATAACAAATATATGTACTCTGTTTTAGTGTCATCAAGCTTATATTCTTGGTATTGTTTAAATACTCATTATATATCTATAACAACAATAGAGTAATATCATGGTAAAAACCACTATGCTCTGGATATTTAATAGACCGCATAAAAGCAGACGTCTACTGATTAATACATTCTAACATTAACTTTAATAAATATTTTTTCATAATAATCTTTGAAACAATCATTGTCTATAATAGACTTATTTTTTCATTACGTTATGTACTTATTATTATTTATTTAATTTTAATATGTTATCAATAAATTAAAATTAAAATTATTAAATCTTTTGACATTTAGAACCATGTTTTTTTTGCTAAAATTATTAACCAAGTATCATCCGTTCAATTTTTAGAAAAATACATAGAATTCGTTCTATACCAAGATATTTTATAAATATTAATTTAACCTTTACATTGGTATTAATATTTATTATAAAACCATATAAATTATTAACTATTGAAAAATGATGTGATGTAAAAAAAATAAATATAAGTAATATATGCTTTATCAGTCTATAGTTTTATCACTAATTATACAATTTATTGTTTTATTTATTGATGTTTTTGCCCTAAATATAGAAATTCCTCCAGAAAAACGGTTATTTAATCAATTATTAAAAGTAGAAATTTTTGTTCAAATCATTGAGATTATATTTTATATATGGCTGTTTTTTTATTTTTCTCAAATAGATAATATTACACCTAAGAGATATTATGATTGGTTTTTAACAACTCCGACAATGTTAATAACACTAATTGCATATATAAATACCCAGGATGAAAGTGATTTATATGGATTTATTAAGAATAATAAAAATATTTTAATTAAAGTTGTTTCAGCCAATACTATTATGTTGTTATTTGGTTTATTAGGTGAATATAACATTATAAACTACAATTCGGCTATTATATTAGGTTTCATTCCATTTTTGTATTATTTTTATATTATATATGAAAATTACATTAAAGATAAAGAAACCACATCGGATAAAAAGGGGTTATATATTTTCTTTTTTGTCGTTTGGTCGTTATATGGAGTAGCCGCATTTTTGCCATATGTATTAAAAAACACTGCCTATAACATTTTGGATTTATTTGCTAAAAATTTATTTGGGTTATTTTTGGTTTATATTATTTGGAGATACCGTATAAAAAAATAAGTTTATAGTTTCTTTATTTTCACCAAATTTTAGAAGCTAATTGTTTCATCTAATTTAATAGCAGTTCTGGGATAAGCGGGTTTATTAAAGATACTTTTAGAAAAATGGTTCATTTCACCAAAAGTGCCTTCATATGTCCAATTTCCATTTAGATACATACATTTTTCATAATTTTCCGGATTTTCATGTATTTTATCGCAATCGGATTTGTGTTTCCACATGAGCATATCTTTAAATTGTACATCATGAATTTCGGATGATACACTAACAACATTTAGACGCCAAATAGCGTCAGTATCAGCACCTTTTTTACTTGTTTTTAGTCTTGTCCAACATATATCTCCCGGTTTTATTTGATGAAAGTTATTAACTCTTACTTTACTATTTACACAACATTCATAAATTCCTTTTTGAATACATTCATTAATAAAATCGGTAGATACACTATTATGAACAGTAGATGATACTTTATAATAATTAGGCATTGTTTTTTTTGTAATTTATGTTTGATTTATTCATGTTCAATTTTTTTAACGTAATATCTTACTTACTAACTTGCTATATATAACTTCTATGATGTTATGTTGTTCTATATATACAATATCAAAGCTACATTTAACCCTTACAGTGTGGGCTATATACTGTTTTTTTCTATAAAACTAGATAGGTAATTTTATGAAAGTCTAGGAAACCTCCTGAATGTGTCAAAACGCTATAAATGTTAATGATAAATTAGTTTTAATTTACGAAAGCACATAACCAACTTAAATGAATATTAAATTAGTAATACGTGAATATATTTGGATTTTTAGATAATTCAAACCAGTCTACTTTATCTAAATTCTTTTCAAGAATATGAATAGCATTCGGATTTCTAGATAACCATTCCCAGTTTACTTTATCTAAATTCTTTTCAAGAATAGGAATCGCATTAAGATTTTCAGATAACCAATCCCAGTCTACTTTATCTAAATTCTTTTCAAGAATATGAATAGCATTCGGATTTCTAGATAACCATTCCCAGTTTACTTTATCTAAATTCTTTTCAAGAAGATGAATAGCATTCGGATTAAGAGATAACCATTTCCAATCTACTTTATCTAAATTCTTTTCAAGAATATGAATCGCATTAGGATTATCAGATAACTCATACCAATCTATTTTATCTATATTTTGTTCAAAAATATGAATAGCATTAGGATTTTGAGATAGCCATCTCCAATCTACTTTATCTATATTTTGTTCAAGAATGTGAATTGCGTTAGGATTATCAGATAACATAACCCAATCTATTTTATCTAAATTCTTTTCAAGAATATGAATAGCATTCTGATTTCTAGATAACCATTCCCAGTTTACTTTATCTAAATTCGTTTCAATAATATCTATAGCTTTGGGATTTTCAGATAACCAACGCCAGTTTACTTTATCTAAATTCTTTTCAAGAAGATGAATAGCATTCGGATTTCTAGATAACAAACCCCAGTCTAGTTGAGTTTCCTGTATCCAATTGAGAAGCTTCAACATATTTGTTATAATATTATAATAAATAATATTAATATTCATTTTTTATACATAACTTGATAATCAATTTTGTTTAATATCTCGCCATTTATAAAAATAGGATTATTATTAAAACAAATAAGTCTGCTTTATATTATGTATACATATAATATCCTAAGCGGATATCTTTGAATATTACGCTTAGTGATTAAGTTATATATTCAAGACGGTGTTTAATTTCATTTTATGAATATGAAACAATAACTTTATTAAGCCATTACAGCGTTAAACATATTTTCTTTTACTAATAAATTATCTGATTGTTTTGAAATTTAGTAGGTGTCAAAACAATGTAAGGATTAATATTTAAGATTAAAATATTTTAATAACATATATGCCACCATTTAAAAATAAAAAATGCTTGAATTGCAACAAATGTCTTAAATGTAAAAACCTATATATTAAAAAAAACTTATATTTACAAAATAATAACGTGACAAGTGATATTTTACAATTACCAACTACAAATAAAGATGTAGAACTACTTAAAAAACAGCAATACTTTAATGAAAATACTAATGGAGATATTTTTACATATAAAAATCTATTAGTAGGTAGTGATAAAAATATAGATACTACCAATATCTATAGTAAAGCTATTTCAATCAATCGTGTAAGTAAATCAATTACACAATTTTATGACTCTATTATTAATGTTAATACTATTGTTAATTTTATTTTAAGTAATGTTGATCAGATTAAACTAAATGGGTTTGATACCGTTTTACGTCCCTTTGTTGAAAACCGGTATTATGAAAATGAAAATTATTTTCGGGTGGGAACTATTCCTAATTCAAATAAATTGGAACTAATAAAAAATAGAATAATATTATTTAGTTGGAAACAATATGAAAAATATAATGGATTAACAATAAATGACTTATTACAATTAAATTTAAAAGGAGAATTTATATATTTTAGTGATGAAGGAATTATGTCCATTGAAAGTTCTATTATAAATAATGAATATTTTAAAACATTTGAAAATTTAGGATTAAATCAAAAAAATTATTTTATTTGTATTAAAGAATGGGAAAATGATATACAATTAGCATTTTATTGCTTTCTTAATATTCAAAGTATTTTGCCTGGAATTAATGGAATAAATGAAGACTATGTAATTATTAGTTCTGGTATTAATATTAATAAAGTTATAGAAGATGTAAATCAATTAAAATTGTTTTCACCTGAATATGTTAAATTTATAACAGTTGTATCAGATAATATGTTAAAAATCCATGAAATCTATAATAATTTAATTAAAAATATATTTACTTCAACTATATTATTCTATAGTGTCTGGGAATATAATACAGCTAGTCCTTTACAATCAGTATGTTACTATTCAAATCAATATAGTGATATTATAGGTAAAAAGGCAGCGGATGCTATTATTATTGGTGATATTACTATTAATTTTCAAGATATGATACCATTTGTTATTAATTTTAATAGTAAAAACCTATTACTAAATAATGATGAAGAGGTAGGTGTAATAGAGTATACTTTTAATAATCTAAACTATACAATTTTAACTAAAATAGTAATATTAAATGGTAAAAAATATATTATTATGAATACCATACCGATAAACCCTTTTTTTAATAATGCTATTCAAACAAATGGTGATGTCGAAGTTGAAGGTTCCGTATCAATAAATAATATAGATGGAAAAAACAGTTTTAACTTAAATACAAATACGAGTGTATTAGAATTAAATGGTAAAATAGGTATTAATACACCAAATCCTAAAGCTCTGCTAGATATTCAGGGTATAAGTAATATAGAAATAAGTGTAATCACTGACCAACAAACTCTTCTTAATAAATTAATTTTCAGCGTTTATGACTATTTTATAGATAACTATAGTAAAACAATAAATAGAGATTGGAGTAGTATCTATAAAAGTAATATAGATAAAAATAAGATAAGTATTACAACTATTAGTTTACCCTTTGACTTTAAAACGACTACTAGTGATAGTCTAAATTTTTCACTCTTTATTGAAAAATTTAATGATTACATAATGTTTGAATACCTAGAAGAGGAGTTTAAATCTAGCTTTGAAGGTAAAAAAGCAAGTGAAATTGATAATACCTATTTTGATAGTTATTTTACGTCATTAAAAGAATATTTTTTGATTGTCTGGAACCAACGAGACTATTATCTTTTAACTGGATATCAAACATTTACAAATATAGTAAATTATTTTGCTGGACCTACTTTACGAATGCATATCATGTGGTATGACACAACATTTAATGCTATACATTTTTTCTCTTCAAACCTACGACTAGATAAATACTTATTAAATAATAGATTAAATAGTATCTTAACTGGATATTTTAACAGTCTATATGCTTGTGAGCAGTTAACAAATATATTCTAACTTACTTAAAGATCCTGAAATTCAAAAAAAACAATATCTAGATCCGTTATATTTAACAAATTATGTAAATAATTCATATTTTAAAAGGCGTTTTGAATTTCCTCAAAACTATGTATTTTGTACTGATTATTTTAAACAAAATCGTTCTGATATTAAATACTGGTTTACAGAACAAGCACCTTTCTGGGCTACTAATAAATTATCAAAACTTCAAATACCTGGTCAAGATTTATTAATTTCGAATGCTGTTGATCAGATTTTAGATTATATTGAAAATAATTATAAATTTATGTTAGATAGATTATCGTTATCTTTCTATTATTTTGCGAATGAATATAAAGTTAGTTATGTTAAATTTATAAAATGCACTGACCTTCAGGGTATAACACGAATATATGCTATAGGTTCTGGAGTAGATATTTTAAATTTTATTAATAAAAATATAATATCAAATGGTGACCAACAGTTTAACGGTTCACTCCGACTAGTAGAACCAGTGAGTAATCAAACGGTTGTTAATATAGATACTACTGAAAAACAAGTAGCAATTCAATATCCTCTTGGACTAGGAACTGAAAATCCTAGATCAATATTAACAATTGATGACGTTTCAATTACAAATCTTTTTGACTATCTTGATGAATTATCTAGAAAAGGCAGATATATAAGTGATTTATGTAAAAAATTAAACGGTAGTAGTTCAGACGATTATAAAAATATAATTGAAAGCTATATTGATCCTTTTACTGAAAAAGTACTCAATCAAGATGTTGATAATTATTTTACATTACAAAAATTTAATACAGATATATTATTATTAGATACATATGAAAGTATGACGTATGAATATAGTTGGTACTTACCTCAATGGGTTGGTACGACATTTAAACAAATTTTAAATAATTCTAAATTTGACCCAATTAATAATGGTGTAAAACAGTTAGTTAAAACTGGAATTGATTTATCAATAAAAGAGACAATTATATATGATAAAATGTCAAACATAAATTTACATAATTTTATTTGGGGTAAAAAATGTTCAATTAGAAAATACTTTATATCTAATAATAAATTAAATAGGGTTAGTATGGGTATTAATTTTAATGCATATTTTACGCGATTTAATAGTAATAAAAATCTTAATAACATTATTTTAGCAATTCAATATATTCAAGTCTATTTAAATGATTTGTTTTTGAGTAAAAAAAAAATAGTGCCTATTAATAATACTCTATTACAACCGTTTATTGAAAATGTAAAAAAACAGAGTAGTCTTTTTAAACTTTGGATTATGGACTGTCCTGATAATATAGATAATACAAGACTATATCTAAAACCTAGTGGAGATTTACCAAACAATCTAGATGGTCTTATTAGTACTGATACAATATATAATATGTTATATAAATATGATACTAGTAATCATGGTAATTTATCATTTAATGAAGTTAATTTATTTTATCAAAAGATTATTAATCTACGACAAAAGATTAATTATTATAATGGTAATATATCTTTACTAAGAGAACAAGATACAAATGTTGTAGGTATAAGAACAGATGAAGAGTACTGGATTGCTAACTGGATGTGTATGAATATTGAAGACTATAAAAATCTTATAGTTGTATGTGAAATAAATGTAGATGATTATCTTAATCAGTCTGTACAAATGATCGGTGATTTACAGATGGCGGGTAATCTAACCCTTATGAATCCAAGAGACTATTTTCAATATGTTAGAGATAAAGTGCCATTATCTTCACTTAATCCACTTATATCAATCTATCCAGAAGAAGAGTTTGTTGGTATTGGTTCTCAAAAAATATATACACAATATGTTCTTAACTATAAAACAATAGACTTAAAGATGAATAGCGTATTTGCTAAAAACCATGTAGTAGTATCAAATCCATACTATCCTAACCTTGTAGGAGAACGTATTGCTGACCCGTCATCTTCATTAACTAGAAGTGATTCAATTAAGTCGTCTTTTTCGGGTTTTACAGCTAGAAGAAAAACTAGAGTATTTACACTAGAGGATATTGTTAGAGACGGCGATGGTAAGTTTGGAATTGATATATCATATGAATTAGAAGATAAGTATGAAGATGCATATGAGATTGCTCAATCAGGTGTAAGTATCGTTGGAGTTAAAAAGTTTAAAAATGGTATTAACTATCCGGTGCCGAAATATTTTTGGAATATAGTAAGTGATGCTACTGATAAGAATACAATTGAAAAGACTACTTTAATGGAACTGGATAGTAGTGGACGTTTACATGTTAGTAAAATAAGACTTGGAAAATATGATTTAGAAGCAGTAGATAATTGTGATGGCACTCAATCGTTACGATGGGGTAATGTAATTCTAGCCAGACAATAATTATATTTTTAATATCTATAAAATATTAAAAACTATTTATTCTATTTTATTATAAGATATGGTATCTATAAAAGGTATTCAAATACCCGTTGTAAAAAATATGATAACATTGGATGAGCCTAATCCAGATGATATTATACAATCTTTACAAAAAGCGGCTAGTATTCATAAGCAAGTTCGGTGTGAATTATATCCTATGTTAAAACCAGGTGTCAAATTGATTGATTTAGCTAATTTTGTAGAGAAACGAACGGTAGAATTGTCTAATCCTAAAAATTCTTTAAATAATGGTATAGGATTTCCAGTTGGTTTATCTATAAATAGTTGTGCTGCGCATTATCATCCATATGTAAATGATGATACTATTATTAAAAATAATGATATTGTAAAGGTTGATTTTGGCGTTGAGGTTCATGGTTGGATTATTGATTCCGCGTTTACAATTTATTTTGACGAAAAACATGATAAATTGGCTAATGCTGTAAAAGAAGCTACTAATCTAGGAATTAAGAATGCTGGAATAGATGTTGATATTAATGATTGGGCTAAATCGATACAAGAAGTAATGGAAAGCTATGATGTCCATCCTATACGTAATTTAGGCGGACATAATATACTTAAAGGATTAATTCATGGGGATTTTTTTTTACCTTCTTATCCTGGACAGACTTTAACTCATAAACGATTTAAAGAAGGTGTATTTGCTATAGAGACATTTGGTTCTACTGGCACGGATATAGCACTAAATAATGGGGAAGCTGCTATATATCGAGTAAACCCATATCATGAACCGGTTTTAAAGTTGGATAGTAGTCGAAAGTTTTTAGGAAAAATTAAGAATTGTTTTAAAACTCTACCTTTTTCAACTAGATTTATTAATTTTCAATCTAATCCTAAAACACAACTAAATATATTATCTAATAATAAAAATCTTATTGATTATCCGCCACTTACAGTAAAACATGGGGACACAGCACAATATGAACACACTATATATCTGGATAATAATGGTAAAAAAATCGTTTTTTCTGCTGGGGAAGATTATTGATAAATAAAATATATAATTGTAAAAAAATTTGATAGATTTTTAATATATTTGCCAATTGTAAGTATTCGAGGAAACAATCAATACATTAAATGTCCGGTAGATTAGGCACAGTATACTATCAAGCAAAATTAGGAGAAGGTCGGGTTACCGCTGAGGTCGTTCTGGATCCGCATACACAGTGCCCAGCTGTGCTACATGATGGGATCGTCTATGCCAATCCACTGGTATGGATCAATACCTTTTTCCAGAGCTCTGGAAAAGAATGCTCTCTGCGAATTGAAAAATCACCGGAAACGTCAACTGGAACTCCTCGGGCAACAAGATACATTCCTCCGACACACCGATGCCCCGGTCGATTTATTTGAGCATTTATAATTTCAGCTAAGTATGTGTGTGTTTTACTAACATTTTTTATTGAAATGAGTAGACGATTAGTTTATTCGATACCAATAACATTTCCGGTGGATTTATCACGAATTTTTTTTCCATATATTGTTACATATCCATTGTCCCATCCTTCTAATAATTTTAAATCATCAATTACCCTTTCAGCATAGTAATCATGTGCCAAAACAGTATTTACCTTTTCTCCATGTCCTAGAGCAACACACTCAAATCCATTTACTGTAAACCATGGATAGTCGCCTTCTTCCATAATAATATTATAGACATATTGTGGCTTTTCAACTACAAAATAATTAGTTGTTGTTAGTTTTGAAAATTCAACAATATCATTCGGAAACGTAGGTTGGCCATCGTAAAAACCTTCAGTTTTGACTGGATGCCATTTTGTTATTTTTAGAGGTAAAAGGTTTGGTTCACCATCTACACATAATACAGCATATTCTGTTTGCTCGTCGTGTGTGTCATGACGAACGAGACATTTTACACGACTTACCCCTTTAGAATGGGTTACAATATCTCCTTTCTTAATATCGCATATATATTTTTTACCACATTTAACATCGACAGCACATTCTCCATCAAGACATCCACCATAAAAGTTAGCAGCCAGATTGCTGGCGGCAGTGGCAGATGGGGTATATGTGCTTCTTCCATATGGTTTAATTGATGGTTCTGGTGGTGGTATTGACACAAATGTGGTGTCTGCCATATCGCGTATACGTATAAATTCTTGATTAGCATAAGGGGCAATACTTGGGGTTTTATAATTACTAGTTTCTTCTAACATATTTGCTCTGGCAACAGATAAAGCATAATGTTTTCCCCAAGAAACAAACCAACTTTGCTGTGAAAATGCCTTTGTAATTTGCGCTTCGTCTGGATTTTTTGACTCTATATCACGCAACATTCCTTCAAGAAAGGGATTGTTTGGATAGCAGCATAACAATGTTTTTATGTTAATATGTAAATCTTTAATAATATTTTGAGAGGATAATAGGTTGGAAGATACGGCTGCTAATGTAATATCATTAATAAACTTGTGTCGTATATTTTGTACAGCTATATTTAATACATTTATATCTTCATCGCTTGTAATTTCATAGTATTGTTTTGTATTATTAATGTCAATTGTAAATTTAATTATAAATGGTTCATTATTTTCTGAACGATCATTCAATTGATAGCATATATTTTTCGGGGTTTTACTATGAATATTGAATACACTTTGAGGCTTGTGCGGTGTAATTGTATCAAACCCTAACATATTATGAATTGTAATTTTAGCAAATGGGATAACTGTATCTTTAACATTGGCTATAAAATTAGAGAAAACAGTTCCAATCATAGATACATCTGGAATAAATGAATACATGCCTTGTCCTACTTCGGACATTTGTTTTAATAACTTACTATTGGCATTATTACCAAATATAAATGTTGAAAATATTGTATTTGGTGTAGTATTCATATTATTAGATAATTTTTGTAAAATTACTTCTGGGTCATCACTAGGTTCTCCGTCAGTCAAGAATAGAATACTAGTATGTTGGTTTTTTTGGGCATTAAGATGGATAGTATCAAATGCTAATTCAATAGCAGGGCAAAAATTGGTGGAACTATCTGTATTTATTTGTTTAATTATTGTTTCAACACTTACTTTAGAACTGTCAGTCATAGATGTAAATGGAAAAACTATTTTTGATGTAGTGCTATATGTAATAATACATAGATTGTCTGATGGACCGAGCATTTTAGAAGTGGCAAGTGTAGCATGTTTTACCATATCAAGTCTACTTAGTTGAAATCCACTTTCTCCACTCTCTGTATCAATTGATACAACACTTGATGACATAGAACCAGACACATCAAGAATAACTACTAGATTATTTCCTGTAGGTTTTTGTTGAATTGCGTTTGAATTTGGTAAAATTGTTAGAACTAGTGTTTTCTCTGTATCGCTTCCATAAAGTGACTTACCGAAGGAATGTGATATATGTAGCATTTCGTTAGGATGCGTTTTTTGCAAATATTGTTTAATTTTTTCTTTTAACATAACATTAGGGAATAATTTTCTTTCTATTTTTGTTTGTTTATCTGGGCTTGAAATTTCTTCATCTGTTTTAAAATTAGATAGATATGCTTCAATCGCAGACTGTTCATATGTTATACCATTGGAGGCGATTACTGGTTCAATCATAATTTTTCCTGTCAATGGACATCTATATTCACTATCCAATTCTTCAGTTGTATTACTACTAAACATTCTAGATACAAATTCTGGAATAAATCTACTCATTTTACTTTTGAATGACATGTACAAAAAATAAAAAAATCAATTTTTTATAATGATATAGATAATACAATGTATATTTTTAATTATTATTGTATAGTATATATTATGTATTTTAGAGAGGTGTTATCTTATACAATTTCATTTTTTTTAGTGACACTGTTAGGTGTATATGGTATAAATCTACCAGGATTAATAACCGGTGAAAAAAAACTAGTATACGAATATTATCATTTAAATTGGAAATTTTTCATTCCATTTGACTATATATTAATATTAATTTATTTGTTGAGCGCTTATTATATTAGTAATTTAATAAATGTAAATACAACTACGGAATACTTATTTACATTAATATGCACTACTATTTTAATTAGTGGTGGATTTATGATGTATTTTCTATCAAAACCAATGAGTAATAATTTTTTTAGCCAGTGGTTTCACACTGTAACCTATAGGGCTGTAATTTATGATATAATTTTATTATCTTTCATTTATTTAGTTTATGTTAAAATAAATTCATATATAAAATCTCTATAAAATAACTATAAAATCTCTATTAAATCTGAATAAAATCTCTATAAAAATCTTAATAAAATCTTCATTTATAAATATAACTAATGTCTGATAATTTTTTTAGTGCAAAAGTTAACATAAGTGATTGGCTATTTTTAATAATAGCTCCTGCGACTATATTATATCATAATGGTCAAAAACAATTAGAATATGTAGAATATTTTAGTGATAAAAAATCAGTTATAAATTCTGATGTATTACAATTATATAAAAGTTCAAAAATATTAAAATTATTAGCGATGGATGAGTTAAGTAATTTGTCGCGATTGTATAGTCAAGCTCCTGAAAATGTAAAATATTCTATTACTAAATCTTTTGGATATAATCCATATATTGAACAAATAAATCGTCAAAAGGACTATGAACATGATATTGTAATTGCCCAATATATTTGTAATCAAGGATTAGACGGATTTGCGAATGAAACTACTTTTAATTCAGAAGTAGTTTTATGTGAGCCTATAACTAAATTAAATGTAATATCTAATATAGTTAGTGTAGAAAATAGTAATAAAAATGAACAATCAATGGAACATCAACGAAAACCTGGTTTATTTTATTTATAATAAAAAATTGAAATATAAAAAGATGTTGTACTATATTATAAATAATGAAAGAAAATGATAGATAAAATTCAGTTATCCATCAAAACATATAAAAAATCGGCAAAAGAATATTTTACTATTAAACAGCAAATATTTGCTCGTTTAATTGAAATAGATATTGGATTTAGAGAAATATTATATACTAAAGAAAAGGGGGAGTTTAGTAAATTAAATATATTAGTTTCATTTAAATCGAAAAATCCGATTGAAATTATTACTTATTTCAACCCTAAACAAATATTGTGTAATTTAAATAAATACTATAGTTTTGACTATACATGTAATAATAGTATAGAACCTTTTCATATTAATTTTATAGATGTTCAAAATTTAGACATGGCTCTGTTTTATTTTAGCTACAGTGAAATAAGCAGTATACTAAGCTGTATAGCACTATCAATCGGACTTCACTATAGTATTGACGGTCTAATTGTTAGTTTATTAAAAAATGCGACGTTATCTACAGATAAAAGAGTTAAAAATGTTGATATATTACTGTCTAATAATCCCAAGGATATATGTAATTTTTTCGGATTGGATTATTCTAGTTGGATTTTAGGTTTTGACAAGCAGACGGATATTTTCGAATGGTTAACAAAAAGTATGTTTTTCCAACCTACCTATTTTATAACAAATACTTTCAGTAGTAGGGGGTGTTCCCATAAAAAAAAAATAGTTATCACTGAATTTAGAAATTATATTGAAGATAGGGTTGAAAAAAGTGAGTATGATGAGATAGTTCCATATATGAATTTACAAAAAACAGCAATTGGATATTTTGATAAAATAGATACATATATAGAACTAACCCATACAAAATAATCTTATTTTATTTTTATTTAAAAATTATTTATATATAATATTTAAAAATGGTAGATGAAAAGTGTAGTATATGTCGTTCTTTAATGGATGGTTCTAGTCAAGATTACAAATTAGCATGTTCTCATCGTTTTCATACGGAATGTATTATAGATAGTTTACGACATAATCCAGAATGTCCAATATGTCGTGATACGGATGGTATAGAAGTTAAGCATTGGTCTGATAATGATATTTATCAACAAATTCATAATGATAGTATATCTCATATAAATTCATGTGTAAGTTGTGGTAAAAATAATCCAAAGTCGGATTTTTATAGCACTTATAAATTAATTTCAGAGTTAGGAAGTGAAATTTTGATTAATAAATATGTAAATTTAAAATCATTAAATAAGGAATATCGTAAAACATTATTAGAACTAGAAAAAGAAATTAATAGTAGCCAAGAAGAAGCTCGTATGCGTTATAAGAAAGATAAAATAGCTATGTATCATCGAATAGGTAAATCAGAAAAATATAGTAAATATATGAAAATTTCTAAAGAAACTAGAGTATGCAATGGTAATTTTAAAAGAGAACTATCGTTATATTTAAATAAAATGGGTTATGAAAACGATGATAAAATACTTTCTGATTTAGTACATGAATATTGTAATACAATTTTGTCCACAAAATTAAATAAAAATTGGTGTTTTGAAACTGATTTAAAATATTGTAGTAAATATTCATTAGATAAATATAATACTGAACTGGTAAATACGTCAACCCAAAATCTAGAAATTTAACCCTTACCTTGTCTTATAAATTCGCAAATATCACATTTTTGATATTAATATAATATTGCTCACCTTTATAATCGTTATAAATAATGTTAACGACTTTTTAGATATATATTTATGATAAACTATTTTAAATAATTTATTATTAATATATATATGATAAATAATAGACGTAAATATATTAAAAATGGTGGTAATCCAGATCCAGAACCTATTACTGTGGATATGTCGTCTATTGGTGATTTAGATAAAATTAATACAGATGCTAAGTTAGGATCTTCTACAATTCCTATATTAAGTATTATTGCGTCTAAATTATATCGTACTGTTGATTACGTTCATCAAGATACTATTACTCAAGTATTTACATCGTCTATTACAAGCAATTGGAGTGATGGAATATTTAAACCAGCTGCTACAGTTGGATTAATTGGTAGTATTGCGATTGGTAGTATAGTGGGAGTATCATTAATAGTAGTTGCTCATTTTTATTATATATTAAGAAAAAATAATTATGCCTTTCGTAACGCCATGGTAAAAATTTATGAATTTTATGAAACTCTAGATAGATTAAATAATTTATTATTGTATATAGATGAAGTATCTAAAACCCTAGAACCGCCACTTCAACTAGACACGGGTGATATATATCAAGATATCATTAATATTTTTGAAATATTTGATTTAATTATATTATCTAATGAATTTAAAACTGCCAATAAAGATGTGGCTAGTGGCGAAGCTTTTCATTTAAATGATCCATCAAATGTTCAACCTTCTATTCCCAATAATCTAAATTGGAAAGAAAAAGTCAATATATACATGCGAAATAAAAAAGAGCGAATTGGTAATATTATTAAATCTATAGCTTTTAATGAAACTGAATGGATTAATAAGATGAATACGGCTGTCACACGATTTAATACTAATATTATGTTGTATGTGACCGAATGGAAAATTATTTCTGATTTGCGATCTAAAAATACGGAAGAAGAAAAAGCCGATAGATTAAAACTAAATCCTTTAAAATGTATTTTAAGACATACAATATTAGCTCCTATCATACGTATTCGGCATATAATGTATGCTTGTTCTATAAGCACTCAAAGTGAACTATGTAAAAGATACACGTCATCAGCTGAAGGTTCCGATGGTTTTTTTAAAAAAATTTGGAATAAATGGATTAAATCTGGTGGAAAAGTAAATTTTAAAAATCTACTTTTGCTTTTGAAAAGGGAAATTAGTATAATTATAAAAAATCCTGAATATTCAACTCAAATAGATAGTCATATTAAATTATATATAGAGAGTTTACATGAAGATATAGAAAATATAGAAAATTTCGATATAACCCAAATACAATATGAAAATATATATTTGAAAGTTGAAACTATATTTACTTATATTAGTAATTGTACTGTTAATAAATTAATACAAGAATTTAAGACTATGCCTGTAAATGTTAATTTAAACGAAGCTTCAATTGGAACAGCACAGCGATTAATACTTGTAGGAAAATCAGAAACGGATAAAGCAAAAAGTATTATTGACCAATATAAATTATTATATGAAACATTATTAATAAAATTTGGTGATATATCAGTTTTAATTGATGATAATGATATTAATGCTAATTTAACAGGTGCTATTTTATTAAAAATACCATACAATCGATTTTTTATATTACCCGACATGACCAACAAATATGAAGAATTTTCAAATACATTTTTAGCTGAAATGGAAAAAATAAATAAAAGACTAAAAATGAATATAACCGAAATTTACTTAAAGGATACAACAGTTAATTCGGTAATAAGTTTAAAAATGGTTGAAAAATCTATAATATCAGAGGACAACTACAATAATTGTAAACGTTTTACAGAAAATCTAAAAAAACTATTTAGTAATATAGAAATTTTAAAATCTGAAATGTTAAGAATACAAAATAAAGTGCATTTAGATTTAAAACAACAAGAAAATCTACAATTAAAATCTAGATTTGAACAAGAACTTTTGGATTTCAAAACGTGGATTAGTCAAATAATTGATAAAGATATCAAATTGATGAAAAATATTGTTAAAAAATTACCAGAGATACAAATTGATACAACACACCTATCTAATGATGACAATAATTTCTATTTTGAATTCATTGATACACAATATTTACCAATTATAGATGCTATAATTAAACAGGGTGAAAATAATTTATATAATGCTGAATTTATAAGTATAATATCAAAAATACAAAATTTTTTTAATTTTTTAAAGAATGTATATGATGATTTGAATACAGATGTTCCCGAATTAAAATTAAGTGCTAAAAAATCATTTATTAACGGTAATAATGTCGCAAGATATTTATTATTTGCATATTTAATAAATAGTAAAATGATATATTTTAAGTCAGACCAAATACCTAATGAAATTAATAATAAATTACATGATCGTTTATTAATGTATTCTAGTTTTTATAATATTGATATACCTGTTGTTGATCAACTTTTAAAAATAGGTTATATTAATTTTTGTAAAGGGTTTTTATGCTCAATTGATGAAGTGAGATTATTTATAAAAATAGATAAATTAGAAAATCCAAATTTTGAAGATATTGGATGTCATCTATTGACTGAGCATCAATACCGGGTATTTAATGAAAACTCCTTAAGGTCACATTATGGTGGATATCTTAAAAAAAGTAAAACAAATAAAAGAAATAAAAGAAAAGCGAAAAAAAGTAAAACCAAGAATATTTTATAAACGTTAATATTAAAATTATATAATTCATCACATGGTGAGTGATAATGTTGTTATTGAAATAAATCTATATATTTTTTAAGTTTTGTAATTTTAATTAACAGATGACGTATTTTTTTAGATAAAAGTGCTATTGTCTTAACCTATTTATATTGTTTAATTTGTATCTGGCTTTGATGTAAGCTTTTATTTGTATTATATACATTAACCCTAATATAAACTATTCAATTTGAGAGGTTTTTTAAATAATTTATTTTCTATATAGACTATATATTCAGAAAATGAATTTTGATAAAATTTATATTGATATTCGTGATGAACATGAATTGTTAGAAAAATATCTAGTATCAACAAATGAAAAAGTATTTATTGTTAGTATTCCTATGCGTGTAATTTTTGCTAATACTGAATGGATACAACGTCAAAAATGTGAAGTAGTGATCGTATGCCGTTCAGGTCATCGTTCTCAAAATGTAAAAAACGACTATTTTTCTAAGAATACAAATATAACTATATTAGAAGGAGGAATAAATACAATTGATCAAAAAATGCCGGATTACTTAAAAATAGTTCGTGGGTTAGGTGGATTTGGCCAACAACAATATCTTCAATTAATGTTTGCTACTTTTCTAACTTTAGTTCTGTTGTTAACTATATTTCCGAGTATATATACAAAATATATTATCATTAGTTTTATTGTTATGATACTGTATCAAGTATTTGGAAAAAAATGTTATTTAGCATCATTAATTCCATTACCTTCGTTTATATCCCAGGTTACTTAACCCTTACCGCGTCACATATTTTATTAGTTTAACAAGAAGTTATTAATGAAATATTTATTTAATTGCGTATTTTAAGAAAATATAGAAAACCTATTGGTCTTAAGACCATGTCAAAACGCTGTATGGGTTAGTATATATTTATGTTTAATTATTATAATACATAAATATAAAATTTATTACTATTGTTATTGAGTTTAATATGAACTCTAAATGGCAAGTAATTATTTTACATATTATAATTAAGAATTATTAATAGTTTATTTACTGATAAAATAAATAGTTCTAGTATTTAAATCAGATTTATAATCTATCAATACTCCGGTTACTTTATTATAAATTCCATAGCAACCAGTAACCATAAATCTTTGAACATTGGTGTCAGTGACAGTAGTGCGTTGGCCATTATTATATAAACCACACCATTGAATTTGACCTAGGTTTGGTTGATTTGATTTTGTATCCGATGATGTGATAGTATATGTTTCATTTACAAAATTATCGATATTGGGTCTATCATTTAAAAATACAGTATTAAATATACCTAATATGTTATCCCCATTAGGATTAATGGATACTTTCGAAGATACTAAAAAGGTTGTGGTTGTTCCGGTATTTTGAATAACCGCGTCATTTCTATTATATCCACCAGTAAATAATACCTTTTCACCAGGTAACATTTTTTTAGACACATTTTTTGGAACAACAGATTCTTCAAAAATTTCATTATTTTTAATTACACGCATATAAATAATTGAACCTAATACTATTAGTGTGAATAATCCTAATATTAATTTTCTATTTTTCAATAGTATTTCTAACATTTATACAATAATGTAAGAAATTATTATTTTAACCCTTACAACATTATGATATCTACAGGAGGTTTCCTAAGTTTATATTAAATTATCACTTTATCTGATTTTATACTAAAAATACATAATATGTGTCACGCTGTAATGGTTAACAACAATTACATCTATAAATACATATTTCTCTACAATTTATAATACGTATCTCTATTATTTTGAAATAGATAGGTTCTATATTTAAATCCCGTCATAAATTTATTTCTAAGAGAGGAAACAAACTATATAATAGTGATTGAAAGAGATACTGAAACACCATTTGATAGGCGTATTGATTTAAATAGTTATTTGATATAATTCAGATAATAATTGATTTGCTTTAGATATTACTTTATATTGGGTTGACCCGGCAATAATTACCGCACTAATAATGCTGGGATTTCCATTTATATATAGGGTTGCGGTATATTGACCAGCCGCATGAAGATTTCTTATACTGAATTACAAATATGATATAAATATAGAATTAAATAGTATTATATTATATATAATGAATGATAGACCTCCTCCATTTAATCCATATATGTATAATGACCCAATGCCGATACCGAATATTGCAACAGCGCCCCCAATGGACAACCCTTCAAAAAATATAATAAATTATCAATATCCAGTGCTAAATCTTCAAAATTCACCAAATTATATATATAATCAACCAACAAATCCCTCGCAAA